CAAGGCCACCACCACCTCCGCCGCCAGCGCGGCTGACTGACGTTCCTGTAATTGAAGAAGATGTCCCGTTACCACCCCAGCATGGGAGGTATGGGGAGTCTGCTTCCCAGCCGTAACTTCCCGCCCCGCCACCGCCACCGCCATTGCCGCTTGCAGTCGCGCCGATGCCACCAACATTACCTTGGCCAGATGTGGGTGTTCCACCCGCTCCGCTTGGATAAGCGCCGCCACCGCCAGAGCCACCGCTGCGTCCGGCGGCTGTTCCGGCCTGAGTGCCACCGCCACCGCCGCCAGTTGTAGTGACGCTTACCCCAGTACCAGAAAGTACGGAACTGCTACCATTGTTGCCCCTTGAAGACGAAAGGCTAACACCAGCGCCCCCCGCGCCTACAGTTACAGTGTAGGTTGCACCAAGTGTTAGTATTGCGGTGTTTTCAAGGTATCCACCGCCGCCACCGCCACCGCCATTGCTCCTACCACCACTGCCACCACCAGCTATGACAAGATAACTAGCCGTTATGACTGGTGGCGGTATTTGGAAACGCTCGCTTATGTCGTAGACACCTGAAGTGCCTGTAAGCAAACTAGCCGTAATGATGCCGCGAGGGTAACGCCTAAACATTCAACGTCCTTACGAGTTGAGTTCTTCCCACGAACATGTGACGACAAGGTCGTTAGCAACAGCAGCCGTTGCGCCGATGCTTTCGTTTTCCTTGAGGTAGAACGACGTTGTCTTGTCAACCACGATTAGCGTAGCGTCAGCAGGCACAGAGATCGTCGAAGCAATCGGGAAGGCCGTACCGCCCAGAGCCGCTGCGCTGTACTTGTTGATCGTGATGTCAGCGGCGGATGTGCCATCCACGTTGGCAACCATGATGGTGTTGATCTTAAACACCTTACCACTGGACGCGGCGTTGCTGACGATAGAAGTCGCACTAGTCGATGACAATGCTGTGCTAGAATTGTTGCCATAGATGGCGGTGACGCCTGCGAGATTTGGGTTTGCCATGTTGCTTCCTTACAGTCCAAAAACCATGCTTAATACGATACTTTTTCCAGTGCTTTGGTCACTTCCGCTTGATGCCGCAGTAAGACGACCTTGTGCGTCCACTGTGATACTTGCGTTGGTATAGCTTCCAGCAGTGACAGCGGTGTCTGCCAATGCGACAGTTCCGCTTGATGTAATCGGGCCACCAGTTAAGCCTGTGCCTGTTGCGATTGAAGTGACAGTGCCAGTATTGGACGTAAATCCGCTTGGGTTAGTCGCGTTGTAAGGCGTAAAACCAAGCCCTGTGGTAACGTCCCCAGAGGTTAGCGATAATGTGCCACCAAGTGTCAAGTTACCAGACGTTGTGACGCTGCCAGTAAGCGTGAGACCAGAAACCGTGCCAGTGCCACCAACAGACGTTACCGTTCCTGTGGCGCTGTCGTTAGACGTTACAGTGAAGTTAGGGTATGTGCCAGTGACAACAGTCGTGCCAGCGCCAGTGAGTGACACGACCTGATCCGGCGCAGTGTTGGTAACCGTAATAGCACCAGAAGATGTAATGGGTCCGCCAGAAATGCTGACGCCCGTGCCAGCAGTTAGACCTACACTCGTTACTGTGCCTGTGTTTGTTGTGTAGCCACTTGGATTTGCAGAATCGTAAGGCGTGTAGCCCAGGGCAGTTGTAACTTGGCCTGACGTAATGCCCGTGAGATATGTAGAGGTATCCAGAGTGTAGGTGTTAGCGGCTGTCTTGCGAACAATACCAGCCGTGCCAGATAGGGCTGCTATGGCAGTCAGATCGCCATCAAGCGGCTGATAGGTGGTAGCAGCAGTTGCGCTGGTCAAATAAGGCGAAAGCGCCGAGGATGTAATGTATCCAGTTGGGTTTGCGGCATCGTAAGGCGTGTAACCCAGAGCAGTTGTGACGTTACCAGATGTCAGCGACAATGTACCACCAAGGGTCAGTGAACCAGATGTGGTGACGCTGCCAGTGAGCGTGAGGCCGCTAACAGTCCCTGATCCTGTAATGCTAGTTACAGTTCCTGTGTTGGTGGTGTATCCGGCTGGGTTCGTAGCATTGTAAGGTGTGTATCCAAGCGCCGTGACAATCGACTTGTTTTCCCACAGGCTTGTCGATGTGTTGTAAAACAGGCCATCGTTGTTTGATGGAGTTTGAGCCGAAACATCGTGCAACTCATCCATCTCATAGCCGTTTTGGACTTTGACGAATAGCTTGCCCTGTGAAGGGTGGGCGTGTTCCACAACAGCCATATAAACCAAATGCTGTGGCGCATAAGGCTTGGTTGCCGTCAGTGTCCCTGCCGTTGTGGGGCTGAGATAAAGCTGCTGACCATCTGTGTAGGCAGACGTATCGATGTTGGTGATGGTTCCGATCAGCGTGACGTTGCCATTGGAATTGTTGGAAATGTTGGCAGTGACCAAGCCAAGTGTCTGCGCTGACGTTGCATCGCTGGTTGCGATTGCCTTACTGACAGTCGAAAGCTGACCAGTAGCGCCACTGATATAGACCGCCGTGCCTTTGGTGAGCGTTGCGCCCGTGGTGTTGCGGACAGGCAGTAGGACGTTTGACGTTGAACCAGCGACAGCAACTGATAGGTCTATCGCTGTGGTTCCCGTGATGGTTACAGAGCCATCAGTGGATGCAATGGTTTGAACGGCAGTGTCAGCCTTAGCGCCTTGTGCAGCCGTTGCGGGTGTGAAGCCCAAGCCACCCGTGATGTCGCCAGATGTCAGCGCCAACGTGCCGCCAAGGGTGATTGAACCAGCCGAAGTGACCGTTCCCGATAGCGTCAGTCCGCTAACGCTGCCCGTGCCTGACACGCTTGTGACAGTTCCAGAACCGCCGCCACCACCAGTGGCTGCAATAGTAAAGTTGGGATACGTTCCTGTTACAGTGACGTTTGTGCCAGCCGTCAGCGAGACTATTTGGTCCGGCGCTGTGTTGGTGACCGTTATTGATCCGCTTGAAGTGATTGGTCCACCAGAAATGCTAACACCAGTTCCAGCGGTTAGACCGACGCTGGTAACTGTTCCGGTATTGGTGGTGTAGCCAGCGGGATTCGTGGCATTGTATGGGGTGAAGCCCAAGGCCGTCGTTACATCGCTAGATGTGATTCCGGTAAGAAACGTAGAAGTATCCAGCAAATATGTGTTGGCAGCAGTCTTGCGAACCAAGCCAGCCGTTCCGGCCAACGCAGCAATCGCCGTAAGGTCGCCGTCTAATGGCTGATAGGTTGTCGCTGCTGTCGCACTGGTCAAATATGGCGTCAGCGCAGAAGCGGTAATGTAACCACTTGGGTTGGTCGCGTTGTATGGCGTATAGCCCAATGCAGTCGTAACTTGCCCACTGGTAAGAACCAACGTCCCACCAAGGGTCAGTGATCCGGACGTAGTGATATTGCCTGTAAGCGTCAGACCGCTAACTGTTCCAGCGCCAGTTACGCTGGTTACGGTTCCTCCACCCGCTGCACCAGTGGTTTGGATTGTGCCGTCTGGGAACTTAAAGCCACCGACAGTGCTTTCTATAATCCCAGTGGCAGTTACGTTGCCAGTTTTCCCGACGGTAAATTTGGATGCGCCGCTGATCTGTAGATCAAGCAACTTAGAGCCAGAAGCACTGGCAGAGTCAGTGACATTTAACTTGACCCCGTACCACGAGATACCCGCATTGTTCCAAGTATCAGTCAGGTCGTAGATAAATGACATTGGGATTCCCTTCGTGCCGTATCCTTAGCACTTTATGTGTTAGCTGCCAACCGAGTATTGTAGCGGAACTCAGCAATCAATAGAATGTCACCCCAATCGGAATGTTGGTTACATCAATCACCAGCAGTTTTGAAGGCGTGTCCCAATCAGGCGGGACTGTGTAGCTGCTGGAATCCCCAACAGTGATGACAACATCATCGAAACTGACACCTGATGTGTCTACTGTTTGGAAAGAGTTGCTCAATACTCCGCCATATAGGTCGCAGTCATTTATAATACGCAATGATGCACAATAGCTGAAACCATCCCATATCTCTGGTCCGCCAGTGTCATAACAATAAACATCGCCCCGTGTGGCATAACCGCCCATAGAGGCATTGGCGATTGCCAAGGTTTTGCCAGTGTGCGTAACAGTGGCGCTGCCTGTTAACATATTGAGAACCTGCATTGGGAAGAAGTTGCTATTAAACACTCTTGTCCCACTGTCGTTGAATATCTCTATTCCATATGCCCCCGCGTTTGCTGGCAAAGAGGCCGCATAATCAAAAATATAATAAGTGTATGAAGTGCCTATCGGTGCGCTTGTAACGTATGTGCTGCCACCAGCTTTTGCTACATTATACCCACCGCCCATTTGTATTGCTACAATAGGGTTGGTCATACCAGTTACGTTGACTGTCAATGACGACGGCGATGAGTTCCCCACTACGCGAGATACTGTAGTCCCAGTTCCGGTCTTTCTGCAAAACCAGCAGATCATTTCAGAGTTAGCCTGCAAGGTTCCATCCGCAGCGTATATCTCTATCCCATAAGCCATGATTAAAATATCCCGTAGGTGAAAGTCGTGTCAGGTCTTGTCAAAAAGCCTGGAGATGAAGTGCCATTTGGAAATGACCATGTTAAGACATTGCCACTAATGCTAAACACAGCAGTGTTCCCGTCTGGGTCTATGCCACCGCTTATAGGCATGGTAAATGCGACATGCCCAGAATATGCAGTAAACCTTGTGTCAGTTATCGTGCCGGACACAGCCGTGCCAGTGTGGCTGTCGCCTATATTAGCAACCCCAAAAAATTTAGCCACCTTTGATGTTATGCTAATAGTTTGGACACCGTTGGCATCCCAAGCTTCCAATCCAAAAGCCATAGCAAATGCTCCCTATAGACTCAGATCGCCAATCTTAACGCGGACCCTAGTTGGATCAAATACCTTAATAATGTTGTCTTTTATCTGTACCCTTGCGCCTGTCGTAGCAGTTTGCAATGTTCCAATTGTCGCTGTAATGGCCGACAATTCGGTGACACCAATCTTTGCTGCCGTAACAGCGCCAGCCGCTATTTCATCCGCCGTAATGGCGTTACTTGCGATTTGTCCGGCAGTGATTGTATTTGCGGCAATCTGCGATGCCGTGATAGTGTTTGCTGCGATATTACCCGCTGCGATTGTACCAGCCGCAATGTTCGCACCCGTGATTGTTGCCGCAGCAATTTGCGTGGCAGTAATAGTCCCCGACGCAATATCCGCAGCGACAATCGTATTGGCCGCAATCTCGTTAGATGTGACCGATCCAGCCGACAACTTTGCAGTGGTGATTGCGCCATCAGTGATCTGAGTTCCGGTAATCTGACCTGTCAATTTAGCGGCAGCTATTGCTGCCAACTGGCTGTCGGATAATTGGCCTGTAATCTTAGATGCCGCCAAGGCTGCAATCTGCGCATCAGCCAAAGTTCCACTAATATCAACCGCAGGAACTGCCGTTGTCCACGCCGATCCAGTGTAGCGATATAGCTTGTCGTCAGTCGTCAAAAATACGACGCGGCCTTCAAATAGGTTTGTCGTCGGCAGGGTAGAAACGATTTCATAACCGCCCTTTGCCTTGGACAGCGAGAACACCTTGTCGATTGTTACGCCAGCATAGGTTCCTGATCCAGTGGCGCGGATCGTAAGTGTCGCAGTATCCTCACTGGCATCAAAACCACCAGTTACCGAATATGTCTGGCTGGCATAGCCTACAGTCAGCGTCTGTGGGTTGCTCAGGGTCGAAAGCGAGAATGATGAACTTACGTCCGTATTGCCGCTGAAGACCTTAAAGCTACCCGTGGCTGGGCCATAAGACACAACGCCGCCGTTGGCATATGCAAATAGCTGAACAGCTTCGTTAGTAAGGTAGCCAGTGATTGCAGCAGTGCCATCTGTTCCGTCTGTTCCGTCTGTTCCGTCTTGTACCAATTTAACGGCAGAAGAAAATTCCGTCGCTGCGATGCTATCAGTGGCAGTGCTGGAACTTGCGGTTGCCGCAATAACCCAAAGTGGATTGCCATTAACAGCAGGAATTGTTTGTGTCCAAGACCCCGGCGTTCCTCCTGAAAGAACGCCCGTTGAAAACGTATAGGTGAATGTGCCTGACGGCGCGGCTGGCGCTGTTGTTGCTCTCTGGTACAGATATACTACGGCATTATTAAGGCCATTCGTGCCGCTAGTTCCGTTTTGAGCAAGAATTGAAACGGCAGACCATTCTGAATTTGCAATGGTATCTGTTGGTGATGTTGATACAGCGGTTGCAAGTGTTACATAAATTGGATCAGTTCCCGATGGAACCGATTGCGTCCATCCATCAAGAGTACCAGTCAAAACACCTGTAGAAAACGTGTAAGTTAAGGTAGACGCAGGAACCGCTGGGGCTGATGTCGCTCTTTTGTATAGAAAAACAGAAGCAGAATTAAGACCAGGAGTACCATCGCCACCAGAAGCCAATAGCGACCAGTTTACTCCTGGAGGCCCGTTTGCAGACGTAGATGTATGGGCGACAGTAGCTGAATAGGTTGGGCCTTCCCGCTGAACAAAGTCGCCAACAAAATACTCAATTGATGAGGCTGACCACTCACCCCTGTTTACGTTTCTTGTGGCGTTGTCATCTGGCTTGCTGCCATTATCATCAACTATTTCAGACCAATCTGCCGTTGTCCCTGCGACATCAATCCCAAGGATAAATGGGCTGTTAAGCGGATTGTAAATGGTCGGGGCAGTCGGCGTTATCGGAGTAACGTCATCCGCATCCCATGCGTAGATCGCAGCGTTTTCTTCAATCAATGCCATTGGCACTTGACCGTCAAAGCGAATCTCTTGGCTGACAACGCGGAATAGTTTGTTCGACCAACCTAATGTTTCAAGGCTAACGCGCACAATATCACCAACCTGACAGCCAAGGGCTTTGGCGCTAAAGGTTGTAGAAAACATGCCGCGATACTGGTTGCGCTGTAAAACTTGCTTGGCAATGCGTTGCGCACGGCGACCATCTTCGACATATGGGAGATCAACCGACATAACCCGTTCAATTCCGTCGGGAGCAGCAAATCCTATTTCTGGGTAATCAACCATTTGATAAAGGCTGTTTGATGACGGATCGACATAGCGCCCACGGACAATATTATAATTTTCAGTCAAACCGCGAGTTTGCTGCCAATCAAATTCTCCATACATGTCGTTTTCATTGAAGGTCAGAACATAGTCAGCAAGATCATTTTTCATTGCTGTTACCGTCAACTTGCCGCCGTTGTCGCGGAGCGTACCATTCATTGAGATAAGCAAGTTGTTTATTATGTCTGATCGATCATCGCTATCTGATGCTGTGCCGCTGGTGCGGTAACGCTTTTGCGTTCCGCCTATCGCCAGAGTTACGTTTTCATCGCAAATATTTGCAGCAGTAATGAACGACGCCATATCTATGCGATTATATGGTATTCCGCAGCCAACAGATAACTTGCCATTAATTTCCCAACCTAGCATCCACCATAACAGTTGCAGGGCAGGGTTGTCGGTGTCGTCCGCGTTGGTATATGCACCCCAAGTGCTTTGGTCTGTGGCGCGATGTGAACCAGAGCCACCTGGCACAGTGCTGTCTTTGCGTGGATCGTAAAGAGGAGCGCCATCGCCTATGACTGTTACGCGGCTGGGCAAACCACCTACCAGTGGACTTTCTGCCTTTTTATCAGTGCCAGTTCGCTTAATGCGAAGATGCAAATAAGCACAGCCAGTAAGGCGACGGGTTGAACCCCACTTGCCGCCACCGTTAATAGAAATATAGTTGCCAGCCGTTCCCTCAGTGCGAACAGCAACCGTTAGATAGCCGGAGTAAGTGCCTGTAACACCGCCAGCGAGTGTCCATGCTTGCTTTTCTTCAAACCATATCTCAGTAATAGACGCAACTTTATGAGCCGCGACAGCAATAATATAATCAACATATTCTTGGTCAGTGCCACTGGATTCGTGATAGCGCAGATCAAGCGGCATAGCTGTTGTGCCAAACACAACCTTGCGCGGCGTAGACGGGTCTAGGCTTACGTTAAGGCGAGATAATTGTGTCTTTGGTATCTTTGCGCCAAGGAATTGCTGCGATATGCCAGTTAAAAGTGCCGCAGCACCCATTGAAATAAGCATACCACCAAGAAAGGTAGTTGTAAAAGTAACACCAGCGACAGTGGCCGCTCCGGCAGTGCCAGCCGCAACAACAGAAAGACCGCCAGTAACATATGCCAGAGCAACAAAAGCCGCAGCAATTGCGACACCTTTTAACGCTTTACCCACGGCCTACGCTCCAGCATTTGTCCCATAGGGATCGGTTGATGCGCTCCAACCCATCGTCCGAAACGAAGTAAGCGAAGCCACCCATTACTACACCAACGCTGCCATCAAAGAAAGCCAAGTCTCCACGCTGCGCTTGGCCTATTTCCACTTCTGGAAACTTCCCATCCATAGTCGCTTCAAGGGTTCCTGAGCCAATGTCCTTAATAACCTGTAGGCTGGTTTTAAGGCTGTCATACTTACCGCGAAATTCAGGCATAGGGTCTTCGCCAGTGATAGCCTCAACGGCCCCTGCGGCAAACAGGCAGCAGTCATTTACACCATACTCAAACGGCTCATGGCGCTTGGTAATAATGTAGTCAGACAAGGTGTCTTCCCAAGTTGATATTCTCATCTGAAATTCGCCATTCCGTAATCGTTTTCTCCAGCGCCGCCACCACCATAGCCATAGCTACCAGCTTCAGCCATGCCGTTTGCAGCAGAAACAGAAGCTTCTCCGCTAAGATCGCCAGCATCAAAAATGTTCTGGATAAGGTAAGTTTTGTTTTGTGCGCCAGCGATACTGGCTAAATAGTTTTCTATTGTCAGGCTGACTGCTTGGCTTTCCGAATTACCAGAAATACCTACCTCATTCATATAGCCAGTGTAATAGGGAATGATGGAACCAATTTGGTTTTCATTCTGATCTACGCAATAAAACCATAGCCTTGCGGTACGACCCTGCCATTTTGATTTATCGCCAATAATAGCCAAAAAGTCAGCATTGTTTACCACAAGACCGCTCATGGAAATCGTCACAGTGTCAGAGCCAGATTCATTGTGCTTCACAGGTGAGACATTGATTAAATCGTGGCTAAAACCTTCGTAAGTTCCATCCAGCTCAGAATCACCTGATCCTGATATTGTTTTGTTGTAAAGGCCGCTTGTGCCGCGCAGGACATCACCAACAAAGTCAGCGTAAATAAGCACCCGCCAATTAACAACTGTGGCTTCCAGTGCGGCCTGTGTGGTTGCGTCAACCATTAGAAGGACTCCCGTAGATTCAGCGAGAGGCTATATACATAACCAACCTCACCTGAAAGCGTTGGCTCCTCCACCAAATACATTAAGCAATAAGGGTTCTTGAACTCTATAGCCGCGTTGTCCGCTGGCGAAACTCGCACAGGTGGCTCAAACGTCAACACAGCTACGCCGGAACCATTGGAAGTGACGTTTTCAGTCAACTGCAAAAGCTGGTTGTTGATCGTCACGAACTGGCCAGCCTGTAACACGGTAGTGGACAGGGGCCAGCCATCAGTGTTCAGCGTCCGGCCTGTCTGACCAGCGCCATTAACCAGTGGCGTTGCTGTCGAAGCAGACTGTGCTTCTGGATCAACCGGAACCTGAAAGTCATTTGCCGCACCACGCGCCTTGGCAATAAACGAGCGCCAAGGATTAATGCTGGCTGTGGTTACAATTGGGGGAAATGTAATCTGGCATTCCCACCAGCCACGGCCAGAGGCAAGCGTCTGACGCCGACCTGTCCAATCAGATACATTTGTCTGTGCTGGCATAAGCAGCCGCCATGCCATGCCCTGTGGCTTCGGCGTTGAAGGATATGTAATTGTAGCCATTACTGCATTGCTCCACCGAGGCGCGGCCTACGAAGACCCGCAATTGTGCGTGACTCTGCCGCTGCGATAATTGCCGGAGCAGCTTCAAGGATGCCTTGCTGCACCTGAGCGCGAACTGCTGCTGGATCGTTAGAGCCACGAGCGTCTACGCTAATGTTGAAGCTGCTGCCGCCACCGCCAGTACCGCGCATATTGGCATTAGGAATGATTGTGCCATTGCCGCTTGGAACGAATAGTTCTGGGCCGCGTTCGCCGACCATGTATGGCGTTTTGCCTGTGACTGATCCGCCGTATGCACGGCCAGCCAGATTGACGCTTGATCCAAAGCCTTTGCCCGGCGTACCAGTTGCACCGCGAAACGCGCCAGCGACAATGCCGACAATCTGCTGTACAACAAACAGCCGGAACAGTTCGTCAATGACCGCACCAATGATACCCTTCATGGCATCTTTGAACGACATCGCGCCAGTGAGCATACCCTTGAATGAGTTTGCTACGGCGTTTCCAATGTTCTCAAAGGATTGGTTCAATTCCTCATTGCGAGAAATGATCTGCTGCATCTCATCGCTCATCTTAGCCATCTCTGGCATTGTGCTTAGTAGAGAATTGATTTGGTTTTCTGCGACTCTGGCAAGGCTTTCGTCGTTTTGCTGGAACTCCTTAGCAAAAAACTCTTCGTAAAAGCCAAGCATAGAGAACTCAGCCTTGTCCTTTTTTGCCTTGTCAGCAGAAGCACTGCTGCCTCTTGTGCGCTTGCCAAGTTCCTTATTAACCCTATCGTTTGCCTGAACGACATCAATAGTCGTTGCATTAAGTTTTGCAGTAAGGCGTTCAAGTACAGCCGTTTGCGCCTTAACCCCAGTTATCTTATCGTCAATAGCACCCGTTACAGAGGCATATCTTAGGCTTTCCCCAGTTGCCATTTCAGATTGAGCGCGCAAACCACCAGCCGCTTTGATATTGCTTTCTATCTCTTTTTTCTCAGCCTTTAAGCCTTGCAATACAGCTAACCTAGCGCCCAACTCAACCTTAGCTGTGTTCATGGCAGTTAAGGCATTTGCTTGCATTTCAAGCCTGATCTGTCGGTATTCAGTGGACGTTTTAGCCAATGCAAGCCGCAGATTCTCTTCTGAACTCTTCCGAGCCTCAATAGCACCATCAAGGTCTTCAGCAGCCTTTTGAGTTTTTTTGGATTCTTCTCCAACTGCAAATAAGTTTTCAATTAATGGGCCAAGAACCATTGTTGCAACAACAATAGCAGCACCCCAAGGGCCAGCAAGAAAAGCACCAACCTTGCCAGCAATGCCGCCCATTTGCGACATAGCAAAGCCAACTTGGCCTAATTGCTGATTAAATGCTTGCACAGGATTTGCGCCAGTTGAAACGCTGGTCGCAAAGTCATTGATCTGCATACCAAGTTGCTGAGTACCTTGGCGATTCTGGCGAAGCGCCTTGGACTGGGCATCCAGCGCGTTATTATAACGAGTGCCATTGCGAATAACGCTGTCAGTGGATGAGGCAAGACCAGCGTTTGCAGTCTTAAGTTGCTGAGTCTCTTTGCGCAGCGAATCGACAGAAGATATTAACTTCTGAAGCTGCTCTTGCCCAGAAACCTGGGCCGCGAACAGAAACTCAACTCTTTGATCCTGAGCCACTCTTTTTCCGCCTCTCTGCGTCCAACTTAAAGTAAGCGACCCACTCGTTATACTCGTCTATTGAGATTTCTTCAATCTCTGAGATGGTTTTTCCAAGTCGATCCGCCAAGGTCAGTAGATTGAACCTAAACGGATCGTCTGTTAGTTTTTTTCCGCGTCTTCAACAGTTCTTCCACTCATAAACGCAGCAGCAACTGTGGCAATAACGGAAACCTCTTCATCCATAAGCCCAGCCTTATGCTCAAGAGTGAACAATTTTTCACCCTGCCCATTTTCCGCCTTAAGGATGATTAAATCTACTTGGGCATCAAACTTTGCGTCATTAAGGAAGTTTGGGTGCTTGCGCTGGATTCGGTTCAATTCACGAGCCAGCAAAGGTCCGTAATAAATCTTAGCTGGCGATCCGTTCTCGCCCCACTCTGGAACCTCAATGCACTTCTTAATAGATGTACGTTCTGCAATGCGCTTCAAAATATCCATAAATTATATCCTTTTAAATTAAACTGTAGCAGCACTCAACGAACCAGTACCCTGAAGTGTGATTGTGGATTCTACCATGCCGTCAAAGCTACCTGTAATAGTTTTACCAGTGACAATTGCGTTGCCCGTCAGATACGAGTCTCCAGATGCTGCGCCTTCTGGCATAAAGCGAACCGTAACCTCTGAGCCAACGACGAGAGCGCCTTGACCAGTGCTGTCGGTTTCATCCCAAAATACATCAACCGAACCTGTCCACGCCTTCAAAGTGGTCTTAAAAGTGCGGTAGCTGTCACCCATTGAAGTGTCTTCCGCAGTGTCAGCGGTTTCTTCAACTGAATAAGAGCGGATTTCAAGAATGCTGTTGGTCGAGCCAACTTTAACAGTGCCTTCAGAGCCAGTATGCGTTGCCATCTAAGTAGTCCTTACGCCAAGGTGGAGAGCGTCAAAGCACCAGTGCCTTGAAGCGTGATTGTGGATTCGACCATACCATCGAAGCTGGCAGTTACGGTCTTGCCAGTAACGATTGCCTCGCCGGAATAATACTTTTCGGATACACCAGAAGAAGCGCCCTCTGGGAAGAAGTTTGCAGTGACTGTTGAGCCTACAGAAAGGGATACCTGACCGTCTGTATCAGTCTCATCCCAGAAAACGTCAACCGATCCGGTCCATGCCTTCAGGGTAGTTTTAAAAGTACGATAGGCATCGCCCATTGAGGTATCTTCAGCAGTGTCTGCTGTTTCCTCAAGCGAATAGGAACGTATTTCAGCAATGGCATTTGCGCCAACCTTAACAGTTCCCTCTGAACCAGTGTGCGTAGCCATTACTCAGTCTCCTCTTTAGCCTCTGGCTTCGCCTTGGGCTTGTCTTTAACGGGTGTCCAGCCGATCCGCGCATAGCGGTCAAGATCAACCTCACAGGCGAGTATCTCATCGCCAGTTTTGTTATAAACTTTGACCATCTTCATCGCGGTGTCTCCAGATCAGCAAGAAGCGTAACATATTGGACTGCGTAAGACAACCGCGCATTGGCAATTGGCTTCTCACCTTCAACATTAATGTCAACGTCTGACTGCGACAGGATACAACTTTTCACCAATCCCGACAACTGGAAATCAGAGCCAATCGCATCTTCAATCAGAACGCAGGCATCATCTATTTGGTTTATGATGGTCGCGCTCGAACCCTTAACAAATATCTCAACGTATACTTGCAGCAACCCCATAGATGTTTTTGTGCCGATGGTCGCCAATGAACTTCGCTGAGAGTTGGTATAAATTATCGCCGCTGGCAGTTTGGCATCATCCAACGCATAGGATCGCATCTTGTATACGCGGCCAGAGAAGAAAGGCAGCGCACCAATGATTGTAGCGATTCGGTCGCGAATCTGGTTATTAATGTGCGACATTAAATAGACACCTGACAGTTATCGATAGCGGTCATATACCTGACATCAAAGATCATCTTACCAGTGCCGATTGCCTTTTCGCCAGTTGTATCCACACTAAAATCTGACTGCGTCAACACACAGCTTTTGACTAGCCCGGAGAAAGTGTAGTCAGCTTCAATAGCGCCATTTAATTCTGCGCAGAAACTTTCTATGTTTTCAAAAATGTTCAGGCTTGATCCCTTGTTGATGACATCGACCCTTAGTTCAAGGTTGTGGGACAAGGTGCGGCTACCAATGGTGGCAAGACTTGTTACATCGTTTGTTGTGTAAACGATCAACGCAGGAAGCTGTGCATCATCAAGCGCATATTTGCGAAATTTGTACAATGTCCCAGTAGAAAGC